GACCGTGGGGGCAACTGAAGGGAAAATGTCAGCCATGGCTAGATAGGTACAGCGACCAGCTCTACAGCAACATTGAAGCGGCCAGTTATCCCACCTGGATCAATTTTCAAGGGTTCGGCGTATCGCCACTGATAGTCAGAAGAACTCACGGGCACAGTTGAATAGCCCGACCAGATTGCACTAGGCAAGTCAAAGGGGATCAAGCCACCCTCTTGGCCCACAAAATGATCCGTGATCTCCCTTTGTTGCGCTTCAGTGATTGACAGGTAAACGATGCTGAGGAATTGCTCCACAAGGTCGGTATCGCTAAACAAAAAGCTGACGCCAACCCCTGAAACGCCTTCATGGCGTGCCCCTGGGAAGTCGCCCAATGTGAGCGACCGTGAATTAGGTGTTAGCGCAGGAAAGGTGGCCATTATGCAAATGTGTAGCTTCCGTTTAAAACTTCGTCGCTGATCTTGGAAACATTGGAGGCATTCAGCGGAAAGTGAGAGGCTCCAATCCTGGTGGTGCCATCTGCTCCATGTTGTATGGATGTAATTTGATAATGCTCCGTTTCAGTGCGGTCGTCACCTTTGTTGGTCTCCCGCACACGTTGAACCTTAATGATGTCCGTAACCGACAGGCCACTGGTGACCAACGAAACATCAAACGAGACGGAATGAGTTGAATGCTTGCGTGTTGCGAGCTGCAGCTTTGCAAACTTTCTGGCATGTCCGCCTGTAACGCAGCAATCAGTCATGTCGTATTGGATCACCCTGGCATCACTGGCAACGTTGGAGAACCTAATTTGTGTTGACTTCTGCAAGCCAATCCTATCTTTAAATGCTTCTCTAAAAACAACAGAAATCTGAACGTCCCTGCGCTCCTCACCCTCAATATATTCTTTTTGGAATGTTCCAGGGATGATTTCCGCATCCGTGAAAGTTGCAGCAGGAGTGATCGCGCCAGTGCTGATCGCATTGCTGCTTAAAGGCAAAATCGGCTTGAAAGCGTAACGCCCATTTTCTGAGACAAAGGACAGAAAATAAAACGGTGCCATCGTTGAAATAAAGTCGATGATGTTGACGTTCTGCTCAATAATCCCGTTAAAAAATAGCCCGAAATTGGTGTGGAATGTAGAGAGGCTTTGCAGGTTTGAAGTGTCAATGGGCGATGCAATGTCAGCAGTTGTGCCTGCAACTACCCGCTTATTCAGCGCGAACAAGTGCATGGCCAAGTCAACAAAATGATGGCTCGCGCCTGTGGTGCCTGGCGTTCCTTGGCTATACAAAGCAACCTTTACGCCTTCCTCAATCAGCACAGAAAGCTGGCGAGTAGTGGTTTTATATTCACCCTTGACAGGGTCACTTTCGTCGTAAATATCGCCCTGTATTTCTAAGAATGTGATGTCCGCATAATCTGTGAAGTCATATGTAGACGGAAAATTAGTTGGGTCAGCTACAGTCGATAAGTGGGTCTCAAAAACCACACCACCCAGCGTGTCATCGGTCGCTGCAAGGGATGTGTTTTCTTGCGTGTCGATGCTGCCGGAGCCAGACTGCCGCTCAAATGTGACTGGTCTATCTTCAGCAGATGAGCCAAAAACTGTGTAATGCGGTTGAGCTGCGGGGTTGCTTTCTTGGCTGGTGGGTATATTGTACTGGCCTAAAGCAACATTGAAAAAGTTAAAAATAGTGCCAACGGCACGTCCTGCCGTAAGGGAAGCGTTGTATTTTTGGCCTCCAGTTGACGGAGATACATTCGCTAAATATGCAGAAGTTCTATCGTCGCCTGATATAACCTCAAATACCCTTAGGCCAGTGCCTGAATGGTTAAGGACCGTGTTTGTAGTGTCTCCGGCGCCAATCGTTAGCTCAAACTGGTTGTGGTAAAAGTTATAGAAATCAGCAACCGGCTCCCGAAAGCCTTCTTTTGTGGCTACAAAATCAATAAAGCTATTGGTGTCAGGGTCGCAAAAAATCTTTCCGCTTGTTATCGGGCAGACATTCTTGGCCGAAGCCATTGCGCTGGTGGAACTGTAATAAGTAGTCAGCGTCGGAATGGTGCCACCCCTAGCCGTCAATGACAGATCTCCTACATAAGTCTGAGGGGCCGCTGGTGTAGATACAACCTCACCCTGGCTGATCGGGTATAAGAATATGCCGACAAAGTTGTAAGAACCTTGCTTCAGTTTTGTGGGCTGCATCCACACACCACCCACCTCAAGTGGCGACTGGGGGCCGGTAGTGGTTCGCTTGCAGAACACAATCGGGACCAGATCACCTGGCGTCGCAACCGACTGCTCCTGAGATGTTGAACTGATTTTTCTTGCGTTCTTGCTGGTGGTGATATTTTCGTCACTACGGGTCTGAGCAGTGCATAAAGCAGCTTTTTTCTGCTCTGAATTTTTTGAGTCTCTTACGCCTTTTAAGCTGCCAAAACGACTAATGATTCTGCGCCTATTGGCCATAGTGGCCCTAGCCGCACCGATTTTGTCATTGGCCGCACCCTTTGCAGAACTAGCAGTGGCTGGTGTAATCCCGGGCCTCTCTGCATCAAAGTTGACTGACCGCGATCTTCTTGGGGTCATCGGCTTTGCGTGGGGCCAAACCTACATGCAATCATGCTAAGCCCTCTGAGAGTGGTCAGACATACCTTTTGTTTGACTTGTCCACCATGCTTGCCGTTATTTTGCGGTTCGGCACCTGCGGATTCATTTTGTTGATTGCGGGATTGACCGTCCATGAAACGCTTGTTTCCGTGACAGTTGCCCCCTCAATGCTGCCGATGTAACGGCTGATCAGCTGTGCGCTTGATGTATCAAACGAATCGCTGCCCGCATCTTGCACATATAAGCTCGCAATCACCAAATTATCGGCAGCCAAAGCAGTGTCGGTAATGTCAACGATCTCCACTGTTGCAGCCAGCTCGACTGTCAAATCGTTGATTGAAGAAGCTGGAGTGGAGCCAAAACCATCTACATCGAACGCTAAGTATTTGTATTCGCCCTGGGCATTACTATCCGCCGACCCAAGAACTTGATTGCTTTGGTAAAAGTTTTGCCATTGATATGTCGGGTTCCTAAGGCCACCGCTCAAAACACTGGAGCGGTCAGAGTAATACTCAAGGAAACAAAGGACGTCGTAATTAGCCATCAGCTCAGCCCCATGCTTGCGCGGGTTGTTTGATCACGACGCAGAATATCTAAAGTCTGCAAAACGCCTGCCTCAACAGCAGCCCCAAGGTCAGCAGTGGTTACATAGTTTTGGCCTCCCATTTGCGTCACAGGCCCCGTCTGAATGCTCACGCTGGCGCTGGCAGGAACTGCCATGCCGCCATCCGCAAACCCTGGGACAGCACTGATTCCACGTTTGCCGCTCAGGAAGTTGGCAGCGAAACCAGCTGCCTTGCTTTCCGGAATGATGTATTCAGGCTCGCCGCCCTCACCGATAAGGCCAAGGGTTGGACCTTTGACGACACCACCCTTAGCAAAAGGAGTAAACGAACCAAGGTTGTAACCGCCCTTGGCTTGACTAACAGTGCCGCCACCGCCGCCACCGCCACCCCTGCTTCTGCTAGCCCTTGCACGGTTCAGCGCAGCTTGCGCCTGTGCGGCACGCATAATTGAATTCGCTGCCTGGTCTGCAGCAGTAGCAACACGGATAAAGTTGCCCGCTGCATTTGAGGCATTCGTGGCAACCCTGCTCGTATTCGTGCTGAGAGTGTTTGCATTTGTCGAGCTTTGACTGATCTTGCCCACCAAAGTATTCGCCGCTTCGTTGCTCATGCCAATCTCATCGCTTACCAGTTTTTGCTTGAGCTTTTGTTGTGCTGTCTGCTCTGTTGCTTTCAGCTGCGCCTGGGCCGCCGTTTTCTGGAACTCACCGATTTGCTTTTGGGCCGCAATTTGCCCATCAATCAGCTGAACATTCTGCCGTTGAACATTTACCGCTTGCTGAGTTTTGGCCAAGATCTTTTCAATCTGTGCCTGATTAGCCCCATTTGCTTCCGCTTCAGCTGCAGCCAGTTCACCCTTGGCCCTGATCATCTCCCCTTCAAGGACCGCAGCCTGCCTGCGGAATTCAAGGCGTGTTTTCTCAGCTTCAATACTGTTTAATGTTTGCTGATAAGCAAGTCGTGCGCCTTGTACCTCGTTTTGATATATTCTCTGAGCAATTCCCAAGCGCTCTCTGGCTGATCCGGCATTTTCATAAGCAATCTGAAGCGCGTTGTGCTGCATCTGATTGATTGCTGTTTCCGCTTGCAGTCGTGCATCAGTAACCCGCAATGCGTTTTCAAATGCTGCTTCTTGCGCCTTAATTTGCTGTTGCTCAGACTGGAGACTCTGAACAGCTAAACGGCTTCTTTCGATAAATTTCTGCTTTGCTTGGGCTGCCGCTTCAGTAGCAGCTTTTAGTTTCTCAGTCTCATTCTTCACCTGGGTAACAGGCTCTTTAGTCTCTTCAGCCTTGCCTTTCATCGCAAAGAACGCAGCGACGGCGCCACCTATTGCAGCAACTATGCCAACAGGGCCAGTAATGACGCCGACAACGGCTGCCAGGCCTGCAGCAATTATCGGCAGCAATGGAGCAATCGCTGCAAATGCGCCAGCCACCGCAGTGAACCCAATGACGGCAGCCTGTACAGGTTCAGGTAATGACAAGAAACCCTGGACTAACCCGGCAATTCCTTTCAGTATGGGATTCAGTACAGGCGTTAGTTTTTGTCCTATTGCTGTTGATAAATCCTTCATCGCCTTACTGAATGCAGCCGCACCATCTGCTTTCGGGAACCCCTGTTTCTCAATACTCTTCAGGGCTTTGATGATTACATCTGTAGTGAGTTTGCCTTGGCTGCTTAAATCTTTCAGCTCTCCAACAGTTACGCCCAAAGATTTTGCTACGGCCTGGCCGATCTTTGGCAACCGCTCCATGATGCTTCTGAATTCATCGCCCTGGAGCTTGCCTGAACCCAGCGCCTGACTGAGCTGCAACATGACACCTTCAGTGTCTGCCGTGCTGAGGCTCATTTGTTTTGCGGCTACATTGACTCCGTTGAAAACGGTCTCAATCTCGCTCATTGAAACGCCCATAGGCCGCAAACGGCCAAACAGATCTGACACTGCATTCGCAGCATCTGTTTGCCCCAGGGTGAACTTTTCAGCAGCTTCATTAGCGAAAGCCTGCAAGCGTGCAGTTTCCCCAAACTGATCGCCCAAAAACTTCATCCGCTTTGCTGTGCGATCAGCCTCAATGCCAGCCTGTGCAAACCCTTTTACAGCGGCCGCGGCACCAAGAGAACCCAAAACGCCCTGAAGGCTTGTGGCTGAGTTTTTAAGCTTGTTAAAACCTCTGCCTGCTTTTTCTGTAGCGCCTTTAATGCTTTCGTTGAGCTTTTTGCTTGCGCCGCTAATCCTGTCCAGAACACCTGAAACCTTGTCTTGCGCGGTGAGTTCAACGACAACCTGGCCAGCCACAAGATTTCAGTCGCGTTGTTAGGAGTCTACCGCCGCTTTGCTTTGCGGCGCATCTCCTGCTGTTCTTCGGCTTCCACCTCATACAGCAAACACCAGAGCTGTAGCTCTTCACGGGACATTTTGTTTGAAAGCTCAGAAAGCGTGTAACCCAACTCACGAGCCACACGCATCTGCACCCTCAGGGGCCAGTCATCCTTGAAGAGCTTGCTTAGTTTTTTGCCTCATCCTCAGTGACGTTGCCTTCGCCAGTGACGAGCGCCACCATCAAACCCTGCAGGTCTTCGTCCCTTACTTCATTTTTCAGCTCAGCCAGTTCACCTGCCTTGAACATGCGTTGACCATTTTCATCAGTTGCTTTGTTGACTAAAAGCTGCAAAGCGTACTGATTGGCATCATCTGAATTGGCCTGCTTTTGCGCCCGTTCGCGCTCCGCCATGGTCAAAGGCGTTGACCAAAACTCAAACTCATCTCCATTGCTGAGGACAACAATCCGCTTAACCGGCGTCAAATTGGCAGCCTTTTTGAGACGATCAAGTGCGCGGCCACTTGCACTGGAAGACATAAAAACTTGGAAAGAATAATCAGATACTACTCATGAAAAAACCCCCAGCGCAAGCCGGGGGCAAACAAACCAACCACAGGCAATTAAGTCTTGGAAAGGTCGAAGGTAGGAACAGCAGATGGACGGAACGCAACCTCAATGGATTGTGCATCGTCTGGGTTGACGGAATAGCTGGCAGAAGTCAGCACAGCTTCCATGGTGATTGAACGGCTAGCCGTGTCATCAACAGAGCCAGAAGACACAACACGGTCGATATACAGCTTGAACTGCACGCCGGTCTGAATCCGCTGGATAACGTCTTCCACCAAGCGGGATGCAATGGTGGTGTCGTCGTCAGTGGTGTAGATGGTCGCAGACCCTTCACCATCGGCAAAGCCGGTGATATAAGTTTTGAACGGAGCGTTCTGGCCAAGAGTTTGGCCAATGGTGGTCACATCAATCTCATCGCGGGTGATCTCAAAAGACCACTCACGAACATCACCAACAGCCTGAAACTCAGCAAACTTGATGGTGAACGGCGTAGTTCCATCCGTGCCATCGTCAGATAACGCCAATTCAGTGCCGCCAGCCGTAGCGGAGAACGTAGCGATGCCAGTTGACGCGGTGTAAGTCCTGATGAAAACATCAGTGCTGGCAGACAGGCCGCCAGGCAATGTGCCACCAGTGCCAGTACCGAACGAAACTTTGTCGTTGACCTTAAAGTTTCGGTAAGCACCGACCATGATGTTATTGCTGGCATTGGTCACGTTCGATGCGGTGAACGTGCTGTCAGTGCCAGCGGGCTTGTAGTAAAGGGCGCCGGACGTACCGGACAACGTGGTGGCCATAGCGTAAGTACGGTAGTTGGCTCAGCTCATTGTACGAACGCATTG